TGGTGCAGCGGGGCCGGAATACGATTGCCCACCATTTCCTCAAAATGGAGGACGCCACCCATCTGATGTTCATCGACGCTGACCAGAAGTTCGTGGCGAACGACATCGCCCGGATGGTCAAGGCAGACAAGGGGATCATCGGCGGGGCGGTGCCCATGAAGGGCATCAACTGGGAAAAGGTGCGACAGGGGGCGGTGCTGAATCACCCCAACCTATCCAACCTGACCGGTGTGTTCAACGTGAACAAGTTGCCCGGTCACGAGATGATCGACCCCAATTTGCCGTTCCAAGTCAAGCACGTTGGCACCGGGTTCATGTTGATCCGCCGCGATGTGTTTGAGAAACTTCAGCCCCATGTGGGTTGGTACACCAATGGTGGGGTGACGATCAAACCCGAGGAAAAGGTCTACGACTACTTCAAGGTTCAGAACGTAGATAACCAGTTGCTCTCGGAGGACTACAACTTCTGCCACATGTACCGGGAGCATGGCGGACAGGTTTGGGTTGCCCCGTGGTGCGTCCTGGGGCACTTTGGCGCATATCTTTTCAGCGGGCAGTACGCCCAACAAGGAGCACTCGATGGCACACCACTGCATTAAGTACCGTCTCAACGCTGACGGCACCGTACCTTCTTTCCTCTGCCTGCACCCCGAGGGTGTTGGTGGGGTGTTTGTTGTGGGCGATCCCAACACGCCCAGCCCCCGCGACATGGTGATGATCGGCCTGTCCGAGAACGACGACACGGGCGATGCTGAAGTCATCCCAACCAAGATCGATCTGCAAACCTATCTGGCCTCTGTGGGCGCAGGATGGACGGAACAAGACCCGGCAGACCCCAACAATCCCGAGGCTCGGGTGCCGTTCGATTCGGCCAAGTGGGCCAACTGGGTTTGGGATCGTAAGGTTGCCCTCGACGCCGCAGGCTGATCATGGAAGAGGCCCGCAACATCAATCACGAGATTGCCCTGCTGCGTGAGCAGGCTCGGGCCGAACTCAACCGGTTGGAAGCCAACAGCAGCGCCAAAGAGGTTGCGGGCAAAGCCATCGGCAAGCACGGTCTGGCCTACATTACGGCCATCGTGGTGATTGGTGTCGGGTCTTCCGTTGTGCTGGAGAACGAGAAAATTGCCGCCGTCATGGGCCTGCTGGGTGCTGCGCTCACGGCCCTGATCTCCATGCTCAACGGCATCGCGGGTGCTACGCCCAAGGAAGAGAAGCCTGAAGTGGCCATCATCAAGAGCCTGATTGACAAGCTCGACCGGCTAGATCGTTCCGAGCCACCTATGAAGGTGGTGGTTGAAGACAAGGTGGTCATGGTGACTCGTGGCAACGACACGGTAACGAGCCAGAGGGGTTAAGTATGTTGTCACTGATCTCGACCCTTGGCGGTCTGCTGATCTCGGGCCTGCCCAAGTTGATGGAGTATTTCCAGAACAAGGCAGATCAAGCCCATGAACTGCGTCTGGCCCAGATTCAGACTGAGCGCGAACTCCAGTTGGCAGCGGCAGGATTTGCCGCCCAAGCCCGGATGGAAGAGATTCGCACCGAGCAGGTGGCCATGGAGACCGACGCCCGGATGACCGAGGCTGCGTTGGACCACGACAAGAAGGTGCTGGAGAAGGCATCTCGCTGGGTTGCCAACTACGTCGGCACGGTGCGCCCCACGGTCACCTACCTGTTCGTGCTTGAGTTGATTGCGCTCAACGCTTTCATGGCGTGGTACCTGTGGAACCACCCGGAACTGATCCGCAGCGTGGAAGATGTGATCCGCTATTCCGACCTGATCTTCTCCAGTGACGAGATGGCCATGCTCGGCGGCATCATTGGCTTTTGGTTTGGTTCTCGCCAGTGGAATAAGAAGTGAAACTGAGCAAGGTAGGCGAAGCCCTCATGCACAAGTATGAAGGGTTTAGGAGTAAACCCTACCTTTGCCCTGCCCACATCTGGACCATTGGCTACGGCCACGTCCTGTACCAAGAGCAGATTCGCTTGCCTGTGATCCGCAAGGAAGGCTACACCGGGGCAATCAGGAAGGAATACCCGCTGCGAGGAGAAGATCATCGTGTTTGGACCAAGACAGAGATCGATGAACTATTCCATCTGGACGTCCAGACTTTTGAACGTGGTGTTCTTCGACTTGTTCCCGGCGTACTTGGCCGTCAAGGCGGCTTTGACGCTTTGGTCAGTTTTTCCTTTAATGCAGGGCTAGGCAATCTTCAGCGCAGCCAGATCAGGATGCGGGCCAACCGAGGCGACTGGGATGGTGCAGCCAATGCGTTCCGGCAGTGGACCATGGGTGGAGGCAAAGTCCTGCCCGGACTGGTCAAACGCCGCGAGGCCGAGATTGCCCTTTTCTTGTCTTGACACGAGAATACGGTTATGCCACTCCAGAAAATCCTCTTCAAACCCGGAGTCAACCGCGAAAACACTCGGTACACGACCGAAGGGGGTTGGTACGAGTGCGACAAGGTGCGGTTTCGTCAAGGCAATCCTGAGAAGATTGGTGGCTGGACACCCTTCTCAAGCAACACGTTTTTGGGCATCTGCCGGTCACTTTGGAACTGGGTGACGCTTGGCGCAGAGAGCTTGGTAGGTGTTGGCACAAACCTGAAGTTCTACATCCTCAAGGGCAACGATTACTACGACATCACGCCGATCCGCAGGACGGTGGTGCTGACCAACCCGTTCACAGCCACGCTTAACTCCAGCGTCATTACGGTCAGTGAGATGGATCATGGCTGTGCGGACGGCGACTACGTGACGTTCAGCGGCGCAGGCATCACGGGGCTTGGTGGCAACATCACCGCAGGGGTGCTGACGGGTACGTTTCAGATTACGTACCTTGATGAAGACACTTACTCTATTACGGTGTCAGCCACAGCAAATGCCACGGATGTAGCTGGGTCTCCGGGAGGCGGCTCGGTAGTCACGCAGTACGAGACCAATACTGGGTCTGCGTTTCAGGTGCCGCTTGTTGGTTGGGGCGCGGGTCCGTGGGGTGGTGGCACGTGGGGTAATGGCCTTGAGACTTCGACCAGCCTACAGTTGTGGAACCAGCGCAACTTTGGTGAGGACTTGGTGTATGGCCCTCGTGGCCAAGGCGTGTACTACTGGAACGCCAGCGTGGGATACGCCCCCGTGCAGATCACCATCAGTATTGCTGCGCCGGGAGTTATCACGCTACCCGCTGGGTTCTCACTGCCGGATGGCACCGCCATCACATTCACATCCACTGGGGCACTGCCCACGGGCCTGACGGTTGGTCAGGTCTACTTCGTTGTGAATTCGACGGGTGGCACATTCAACGTCTCCACTTCCATTGAAGGCGCTCCGATCACCACGTCCGGCACGCAGTCTGGCATTCAGCGCATTTCGCAGCGGGGAGTTGACCTTGCGGATGCAGGCGATGCAGACGCTCCTCTGTTTCAGAACTTTATTGAAGTTTCCGACGTGTCTCGGTTTGTGTTGGTGTTTGGCACAAACGACTACGGACAAACATACCTCGATCCCATGCTGATTCGGTGGTCGGATCAAGAAGACCCCTACACGTGGACGCCCTCAGCAACCAATCAGGCAGGCAGTTTGCGTTTGTCCCAAGGCTCCAAGATTCTCTGTGCGCAACAGATGCGGCAGGAAATCGTGGTGTTCACCGACTCCTCTATCTATTCTCTCCAGTACGTAGGTGCCCCATTTGTTTGGACAGCACAGATTCTGGGTTCTAACGTGTCGATTGTTGGCCCGAACGCCAGCGTCGTGGCGTCAGGGCGCACCTACTGGATGGGGGTGGACAAGTTTTACGTGTATGACGGTCGGGTGCAGACGCTTAACTGTGACCTGCGCCGCTACGTTTTCTCGGACTTCAACACGTTGCAATCCCAGCAGGTCTACGCCGGTACCAATGAAGGGTTCAACGAAGTCTGGTGGTTCTACTGCTCATCGGGCAGCACCGTCATTGACCGCTACGTGATCTACAACTACCTAGAAAATATCTGGTATTACGGCACCATGGGCCGTACAGCATGGCTGGATTCCGGCTTGCTGCCTTATCCAATTGCTGCAACCTACAACCATGAGCTTGTGCAACATGAAGATGGGGTGAACGCTACTGATTTGGGCAACATAACGCCTATCGAAGCCTACATTTCGTCTTCTGAGTTTGACATTGGCGACGGGCATAACTTTGGGTACATATGGCGGGTGTTGCCAGACCTGACGTTTACGGGGTCTGATACCAGCGCGGGGCAAAGTGGGTCTGGGGTGCCAACTCCTGCGGTTACGATGACCCTCTACCCTCTGCAAAATTCTGGTTCAGGCACGGGCTACCCAGCGGCAGCAGGCGTTACCAAGGGGTCAAACTACGTCATCACGGAAGAATTCACCGGGCAGGTCTACACCCGCGTGCGTGGACGGCAGTTGATCTTCAAGATTGCTTCGACTAATCTGGGTACAACGTGGCAGCTTGGTGCGCCGCGTATCGACATTCGTCCTGATGGCCGGAGATAAATGTGGCCACCCAGATTGTTACCACGGAGTTTTCGCTTGATCGACCGGCTGCACCCAACCTGCCATTGGCCCCTCCTCAATATGACTCACGCTATCACGAGGCCCTCAATAACGTCCTGCGGTTGTATTTCAACCGCCTAGACACTTTCTTGGCGAAACTTATGGCCGACACATCCACACTTCCAGTCTCTATCGGCGGCACCAACGTAGACGCCTTTGGACGGTTGCGTGTTAGCCAACCCTACACACTCTTCGACAGCCAGAACCGCTACGCTGCTGATAATCAGTTCGACGTAGCCACGACTGGCACGGGCACGACGACATTCTTGTCCAACGAAGCGGCAGTGAAGATGGAGGTCACTGGGGCGGGGGTTGGCTCTGTAACCCGTCAATCCTATCGCTCGTTCCCGTATCAGCCGGGTAAAGGTTTGTTAGTGCTTGCTACCTTTGTGATGGACAGCAGCATGAGCCTGAACCTCACGCAGCGGGTGGGGTACTACAACGACAGTAACGGGGTGTTCTTCCAACGCATCGACGGGACTTACTCGTTTGTGCTGCGCTCCTCAACGTCTGGCTCACCCAGCGATGCCCGGACGGTCAATCAAGATGACTGGAACGGTGACAAGTTGGACGGCACCGGAGCTTCCGGGTATACCCTAGACCCGTCCAAAGCTCAGATTCTGTGGATGGACTTTGAGTGGCTAGGCGTCGGTTCCGTTCGGTGCGGTTTCATCATCAACGGTGAATACATCGTCTGCCACACATTCAACAACGCCAACGAGATTACTGGCGTCTACATGACCACAGCCATCCTGCCAGTGCGGTACGAGATTAAGACCGTGACCTCTGCGGTGGCTGCATCCATGAAATCAATCTGCTGCTCGGTCATCTCTGAGGGCGGGTTTGAGCAGACCTCCATCGACCATGTGGCGCGACGCACCACAATCTTGGGCACCATCGGCACGACCTTTTTGCCGCTTGTCTCCATCCGACTTGCCTCTGGACGCACAGGTGCGGTGGTGTTGCCCAACCGGGTTCAAGTCTTACCCACGACCAGTCAGAACTATGAGGTGGCGCTCATCAAGAACCCCACCCTGACGGGCGCTACTTGGGCGGCTACTGTACCTTCAGACTCGAATGTCGAGTTTGATGTGGCTGCTACGGCGACCACGGGCGGCACTATTGTGCAGACAGACTATGTAACTTCTTCTGGCTCAGGCGGAGTGCAGAACACCAGTCTGCCAAACGATTACAACTTTGACCTCCAACTGGGCGCATCCATCGCCGGGGTCAGTGACATCTACACCGTTGCCATCAGAACTGTGTCTGGGGCAACCACGGGCGACGCGGTTGGGTCACTTTCCTTCTACGACCTAACACAATAAAATCTGTTAAAAGGAGCATGCTATGGCAGGCGGTGGTGTTGGCGAAGCAATGTTGATTGGCGCTGCCATAGGTGGTGGCTCCGCTGCGGTTACAGGTGGTGACCCCCTCAAGGGTGCGTTGCTTGGTGGTCTGACGGGCGGAGCCGGGGCTGGGATTGGTGGCGCTCTTGGCGGAGCCGCTGGCGGTGCGGGTGTTGGAACGACGGCGGCTGCTACTGCTGGGGTTGAAGGTGCGTTGGCAAACGCGTTGCCGCTTACTTCCACTGGCACAATAGCTACTACCGCTGCTCCTACTACCCTTGCTTCAACTGGTAGTCTCCCAGCAGGGATGAATTTTGCCCAAGCCAGTCAAGCCGCCAACCTTGCAAGTAATGCCGCACTCCAGCAGAGTACCAACGCGGCGATGGCCAATGCGCTGCCTCTGACGGCAAACGCGGGAATGCCGATGTACTCGGCGGCAGGTACTGGTGGTATTTCTAACCTACCCACAGCCGCTACTGCTGCTCCTAGCAGCTTCCAAACGGCTATGCAGAACCCTTTGAATTACATCAAGGCTAATCCCTTGTCGATGGGTTCAGCAGGTATTGCCGGTGCCTTGGGTGGTCGCCGTCCCATGGAAGAGGAAGAGGAGTACAAGGGTCCCCTGAGCCGCTTTCGCTTCAACCCTGATACCTATCGCCCTGCGTTTGCTGATGGTGGTATTGCATCGCTGCCTTCTGGCTACGACCGCATGGTGGGAGACATGCCGATGTATCAGCGCATGGCCCGTGGGGGTGTTTCTGACCTTGGCACCTACTCAGACGGTGGTCGCATGCTGCGTGGTCCCGGTGATGGCATGTCCGACAGCATTCCCGGCGTGATTGCCAACAAGCGCCCTGCTCGGTTGGCTGATGGTGAGTTTGTTGTGCCCGCCGATGTGGTGTCCCATCTTGGTAATGGTTCAACCGATGCTGGTGCCAAGCAGCTTTATGCCATGATGGACAAGGTACGCAAAGCACGGACCGGCACCAAGAAGCAGGGCCGCGAAATTAACCCACGTAAGTACGTGCCCGCTTAAAGGAGAACATCATGGCAGGTGGTGGAAGCGGGGATACACGGCC